GGGCCGCTTCTAATTATGGGAAGGGGTATGGTTCTGGTATAGGAGGAGGTCCCGGAGATGCTTTGGGTGGGTACAAACATTACGCAAACGGAGGCGGCGCAAGTGGTACTCCCGCAATGGTGATGGACGGAGAATATATAATGAGCCCCGAAACTGTTCGTACATATGGTACCAACTTCATGCACGAATTAAACAGGGGTAACGCTCCGAGTTATGCCAACGGAGGTCCCGTCGGGGGCGGAGGTCCGGTCGGGGGCGGAGGTGGAGGAGGAAGTACGCTTATAGGGGGTAATACAACTAATAACGTAAGGCTGAACATTAACATAGACAAGAATGGGAAGGCTGAAGCTAGCGCAGAATCTTCGGATGACAAGGGAAGCTCAAAAGAAAGCGAGCAAGAGGATGTTCAGAAAAACAAGGAACTTGGAGAAGTATTGCAGGGGGTTGTTCTTCAGGAGCTTGTAAAGCAGCAAAGACCCGGCGGTCTTTTATATTAACAGAAACACCAGTGGGGGCAGGTTGATTTAGTAGTTCATATTTTCTATTCTGGTGATTCTTTTTTCCAGATCTAGAAGCTTTTGGTCTATTATTCTTATGCCTTCGTTATACGTCGTTTGGGGATCTATAGTGTTGGGGGGAAGCAGGGGGATTCCGCTAACGGGAGAGTAGTCGAACGTTATTTGACAAAGCTGGTTGCTGAAAGATTCGTGGGAATATTCCTTGTCGAGAAGAATGACTTGTTTGGAGACTGTGAGTTCTCCCTTTTCTACTCCCGCAGGAAGGGGATAAGCGGTTTTTAGTTTAGTTTCGGCTGCTGTGCCATTTACACCTTCGAAATCCCGTTCCAGAATTGAAATGGTAGACGCTCCGTCAAACTCTATGTTCATCTCGATTCTTTTTCCATCCTCGTCGGTTACTTGGGTGGGGTTTTTTGGGGGGGTTATATAAAGGCCCGGCTTGATTATTTTGGCTTGTGTGATTTCTCCATTTGGGGTGATTTTTGCTACTTCCATTATGGTGTATTCGCCCGTTAGATTTCCGCTTGAGCTGGAAGTTGTTCCTCCTAACACATATATTTTTTGCCCGATCTTGAAGGTGGAAGAAGATTCCCCTATATGGGAAATTTCTACGGCTTCATATTCGTCAAAGGTTATCTTACATTTATCGTGCGGAGAGAGTTTGTAGTTGTAGTCGCCTTTTACGGTGAGAACATTTTCGTTTCGTGTAAATTTTTTTTTCAAGTTTATTTTTTCAGAACTTTCCGCTCTGTAAAAAATATCATTTGTTCCCAGTTTTACAAAAGCTCCATTTTTGATAGCTACTGTTTTATCGGATCTAACATAAAGTTGGTTGGATCCCCTCTGTATTGAGGCTTCGAAGGTTTCGGATTTCATTTATATTTTTTGACTATTTTGTTTTTATAATACCCCAATCGAAAAGAAACATTGGATCACTCAATCCGGCACCGTCTCCCTCCATCCATTCCAAAGGCCAGTTTTCACGTGCCGCAGCCTCTGCGCCAAAAGTAAATGATGGTCGATCCTTCATATTTCCCCAAGCTTCGCGATCGGAATTACCGCGGGTGACATACTCGGATTTACAAGACATAACCCACTCATCAAGTCGGTAAGTGCTTTTAGTTCCTAATCGAGGTTTCACTCCATCATCCTGCTTAAAGCCGAGACGAGGTTCTGCCGTGTGGCCCCCCTCCCCCTTTACTTTCTCTTTAGCCTGTCCGATGCTCATACCCCAACTCAACCCATTATTCGCAGACTTTCCGAAGTTGCTTTTAGTCCAATTCCAATAATCCAGTTTATCAGTAGGGTTAGTGCCCTCGTAAAAATGATTGGTTCCCGTAACCGGTTTATTTAAAGCCCACATTTGTTGAAACTTTGTCTCTCGCCCACCTCCGGCGAATCTTCCCATGGTGTTCGTCATGAGTATTGTGGCATTCACGTTTTCTTTCGCACTTAAAATGTGTTCTGAGTCTCCACTTAAGGGGTGTTCTTTAAGAATTATATGGCCGTTTTCATTGAAATGATAGTCAAAATTCATTCGTCTTAACCGCCTCCTTAATTCTGTTCGTATCCAAACACCTTCCTCATCGCTAGGAAAGTCGTCATCGCTAGGGATGCCTTCTTTGAGTCGTGGGAAAACTTCAAAAAAGTCATCATCAGCTGGAATGCTGGTATAGTCTAATGAAGAATGAGGGGTGCCCAAAGGAAAGACTACAGTGTCGCGATGGCCCCCTGTGGGACTGGTGATAGTTGCGGAAAAGCGAGCTGCGATTTCCCACCCAACGATAGTGTTGTCTTCTCTACCTGATTCAGTTTCATTTTTTCGTATGGGTTGTGGCCAAACTTCCATATGAAATAGGATATCGGTATTTTCCTGCATGACAAACATTGAGTCTCGGGGTAACGTGTATTTAAGAGGTGGCGTACATCTGATCATTTTCATAACATAATTCCAGTCTCCCGTCTGCATCATGTCTATTTTACCATTCCTTAGCTCATTATCTTCGAACTGAGTCAAATCTATAATAGACTTGCCATCCTTTTCAAAGTCAAACTCCCACATTCTGGGTTCCCACATGTTCCTGTACCAGTACGTGTTAGTTAAGTGTGGATCTTTGACCATATTGCCGGAGAAAGAGGCAGCACCTTGCCAATATTGCATATACGCCCCGCTACCTGACGTTGCAGCCCGTATCCCTATGTTCCCACAGTCATCTCGATACGGGTCTATCCAATCCCAAGCAAAAGCGGCTCGTCTATATGCAAGACTAGAATCTACTCCCCAGCGGAAACCTGCGGGGTAAGTGATATTTTCTTGAGCCCTAACGCCCGGAGACCAATCGGGTTTATATATTATTCCCCAATAATCATAGAATATTTGCATTAAAGAGAAAGTCTTATCCCAGCCCCAAGCCTTGTTTCCCTCTATGACCATGTCAAAAGTGTTTTTGGACGTTTGAGTTGTAGAACTCCAATCCCAAGGATTCGATCCTGTAGTCTTGTTTGTGAGTTCATACTTTGTTTTTCCGACTGGTGCTTGTTGAGAGGTAGCAAAAGCGTCCTTATATGTTGTCATGCTTAGCTGTCTTGCTGCGCTCGCTTCAAACAGGCCAAATTTGCGTGGGTCACATACAACTTGGCCCCATGCAGTGAAGGCTTTAGCTTTTTCTGAGGTGCTGGTTAATCCTACTTCAGCCAGTGGCATGCTTTCAGAACTCGAATAGCCTTCCTTGTACTCTCCTTTTGAATTTATTATCGATGCGGCCGTATCGTCATCTGTCGTGTACGGAATACCCTCGTTGATAGATCTGGAAAAATTAAGGGTATGGCTTCTGAAAAGGAGGGGGGTTTCGTCTTCGCCTTGGTTATATGTTCTGGCTTTACCCTCCTCGTTAAAATATATTTGTTCATGCAGATCGTCGTACATTCCCATGGATATCTGTATGTTAGCAACTTGTGAGGTGCCGAGATATGGGATAGGCATAATAAGGTCTAAAGGATCTTGATCCTCCGGAAACGGAAAGATCCTACGAAAGACGTTACCTCTGTAATCTTCGTTTAAGGTCATAATTCCACCAAAAGCTTTACCCTCAGTGGTGTCTGTCATTGTTTGAAAAGCCTTTTTGTTATCGTCAGATGACGTGGTGGTCTGAGTGAAGTGCAAATCAAATTGGGGTGCCATATTCAGCCTCGTCGTTCCGTTACTGGATGTTATAAGCGTGTTGTCCCCGGTGGTGAAGTAATAAACAACCCCGGCAGCGTTTGAAAAAAAGCTGTCTAACTGGTCTTGAGAAAGTGTGGGCTCCGCATTCAGGCCTTCGGCCTGAATAATTCGTACTTTCAAGTTTCCATCGGGATAAATAGCCGCTGTAGCGAGGTATGGAAGACTGTTTGTGGCGGCAGTTACTCCGTCTATAAATTCGTTGTTTGCTTCTTCTCGTTGGCAAAAAAGAATTCCGCTGGGGGCGGGTATTTTCACCCCTAAGATATCGTAGGTAGGCGGACTATTCGCTGCGAAATCATACTTGTCGAAAGTCTCTTTGTCGGTTTCACCTTTAATGGTATTGTCATAAATTTTGTTGCCGGCGCTCGTGTTGCCTTCTCCATCATGCATTTCGACAACGAAATCGAATTCTCTTAGTGGGAAATCCTCGGTTTTGTTTCTTATGTTAATACCACTTCCGCTGACAGATAGCCAGTCGGCATTCTTTGGATCTCCTTTGTACTCGGCACTTTTGTCCTCCCAGCCTTCTACCTCTACTCCGTCTTTCCATCCTGTTACGTGAGCGTCGGTCCGAAGATCTTCAATTGTGTTTGGATTCAGAATTTCGGAATTTACAAGAAAACTAGGGGTCGTGTTTTGAGGGGCGTATCCTGTCGCTTCGAAATAAATATAACTACCGGGAGAATTAATACTTTCGCCATCTTTTTCAGGCCGTTCAGTGCTTCTTGCCGTGAGCCTATATTCTACAACGTCTTGGTTGAATTCTATGTCAAATTTGGGTATTCCATCTGCATCATAAGATTGGAGTTGTCCATCTACAGTTATTGGGGCTTGGCCTTCGAGGTTCGAAATTCCTTTGGCCGTAGTTATCCATGTAAAAACAGGGCTCGGGTCAAGTATGTTATGAACAGGTGTATCTGAGGTTACCGAGATTCCTTCCGTGGTCAAATTTGATAATTCCAGAATTTTAATTGTGGAGCTTGTTTTACTTGTTGCGGTTATTTCTATCTTAACCGCCAATCCACGGGAAACTTGGTTGGTTACAGAAGTGGCAAAAAGAGAAACCCAATAATCAGTAGCGATCATATATGGAGCATCGGTAATTAAATACTCGCTAAACATTGTGTCGTCAAGCAGGCTGTCCTGTTGCCCTTCGTGTTCTATATCCGTATAAGGTAAAACGTCTATTGAAAATTCTTGATATTTTTTAAATTTTGACGAATCAATAACGTATACCTTGTCGCTATCGGGGCTAGCGGGGAGGCCGTAATCTGCGTATGCGCTGCTAATTTCAGAGTCTTTAAAAAATCCTAACGTATAATTAATGTTGTAAACATCTTTCTTAGGCTCTGTATCTTCTTGTAGTTTATCAACCAAGGGGTTTTGAATTTGCCAATTCCCATTATTGTCAATTACCTTATAGCCTGCTTGGGGGAATCTGATTTCGACGGTATCATAGCCTGCGTCGGTCGGATAAGGCACCCCTTGTTTCGCCAAGAGCAAAGCCGATTCGCCTTCGCTGTCGATCGGGGTAGCGGAAGCTGTGTTTGGGTCATAAGGGAAAAGCGGTGGTTTGTCTCTTTCCGAAGTAACCACGACCCCGGCAGCAGTGATGTTGTCATATTTTCCCGTGGAATAAGCCAATGCGGAAATTCCGTAGGTTGTATCCTCCTCTTTGATATTTATAATTTTAAAATTTGAATAATTTCCGCTGATGAACTCGGGATCATCCGGATCGTTTGGTTCAATACTCCAAATTAAGTTTTCGCCCGAATAGTATCCCCCAGAATAACTTATAGAATGAGGAGGTCCCTCTGGGGATTCTGCGTTGACTCCCGTATTAGTATATCCCGTGATTACATAGTCATTGAAATTAAGTTTATTGCCTGTTCCTCCCGCATTTATGGTGACGTCTTTTTGGAAGAAGTCCCCGGTGTTGAAATATATCTGGGTACATACGCCGCTTCCACTTTCCATGAAGTCGGATCTGTAGTCTCCTGTTATGGTGTTTGTGTGCGCCCCACTAAACAAAAGGTTTTGTATTTGATTTCGGCGAATATCAGAAGCGTCCCCGGATGAAAGGTTATATGTAGGAGTGAGTATTGAAAATTTATAAAGATTATTTTCGTTGAAATTAAGAGCTTGATCCAGTATAACACTATTGAAACTGTCGCTATCCCAATCGCTTGGTTTTGCTACATTTTGTTGGCCCTCGTTATCGTCCAGTATTAAAGGTCTTACCGCATTGGTTCGACCGCTATATTTTAATGGACTTCGATAATTGTCGTATATCTGGACGACGTCCCCGGGCATTAAGTAAGCCCCATCATTGCCAACGGAAAAACTGACCGTCTCTGTTTCATTAAATTCGCTAGCTAATATCCACTTGGCAAAACGTCTGGCTTGTCCTCTGCTTGTACATCCAAGGGCGCTTGTCTCTATTTCTCTGATACCGTATCTTCTTACCGCTTCTTCGTCCTCGAGGTATTCTATTGTTGGCTGGAAGAGGTTTCTTTTATCGTTGTATCTTACTATAGCAACCGTATGACGGGCCTTCTGTGATGAGCTTGAGTAAGTAAAATTTCCATTTACAACATTGGAATTATTGAACTGATAAACTGGGTCTTTGAACTTGTCCTGCACTGCAAAGATGCTTCCGTTGGTGTAATACGCTATACCCCGAAACACAGACGTGAGGTCATTTAGCACTTTAAAGGCCTCTTCGCGCGAAAGGATAATATGGTTGATTGTGAAGTTGGGTTCAAGAGCTCCGTAAGTATCTGGAACAAGGATGTCACAGAATCGAGCTATTTCGTAAAGGGTCCATTGGTCCACCTCAGTCTCTTTTATAAACTCACCCACTCCATAGCGGGGGTTAGTTAAGATGTCATAAAAGCACCACGCGGGATTATCGGTCCATTCTCTAATGTAATCACCGTTTTCTTTTTTGAAATCTCCGTCCCAAAAAGGAGTTGCTGGCGTATCTATTTCTTCCCATTGAGTTACAATGTTGTCGGCAATGGTAATTTTGGTGTTGGTTCTTGGATGAGTCCAAACTCCCGCAGGGTCTTGGACTGCGTCCCCCAACCTGCTGTCTCCGTATTTTTTTAAAACGGGGTTGTAATTACTGGGGATTAGAACTTTAGTGAGGTGGGCGTCATAAGCTCGGGAGGGTAATCTTGTAAAGGAGCGTGCATCAAACTGCGAATAGATCATGGAAGAGTAGGGGTAACGTAGTCGTGTGCCGTAAACTTCCACAATAGAATCCACATATGAAGAGTTGCGTAAAAAGGAGGTTAGCGACTCGGGAGTTATCCTGACTATTCTTATCTCCCACCCTTCGAAATTATCCACGTCTTCAAAATGCTTGGAGGAAAGGTCTATAGTGCTTCTTCTTATGTAGGCATTGTTTATCATACCCGTAATAGTTTCGGATACCCCCAATTTCCATACGGCTTGTGTGGGTGTCGTCTGGTTCCCATCCTTTATTGAAGTTTGGGAGAACCTTTTGTCGAAAAGGGGCCTGTAATAAATGCTATATCTGATCGTACGAGCTTTAGTATCTCCATAACCGACTCGCGCGGGGCCGTGCTTTTTCTTGTATTTTTTTTGTCCGGATTGTAAGATTTCGGAAAGGGCGGGTACTTTAATATTTACTTCTATTTTTGTTACTTCTTTATTGAGTATGCTATAGGTTTTAGCATATTTGTCTATTTGGGTTCCGTGTTTTAAGCTTGCGTTTTTTGTTATTGTTGGACTGTCTCCTCCCCCTTTAATTTCAGGTCCGTAGAGTCTCTCCCCTATGGAGCGGTTGATTGTTAGGTCAAGCTCTTCATCAGGTGAAAGACCTGCGTAAGATGACATGTCCGAACTGAGTACGGGGATGTTACCCGCGGGGTTTCCGTTTACGTATTGGAGATTTACAGAAGCAAAGTTATAAAAACCGTCACTGTCAACTACTGGCACTTCATTCCAATAAACTGAGCGAAGAAAACCTAAGTCTTTTCTTTGTTGCTTTGCTGGTGTAGTGTCTGCTTCGCCCAGTACTCCCGTTGCCGTGTAAGATTCGAAGTTGACTTTATCATACCCTACAGCTTTTTCTACTCCTTCGTACTTGTACTCTCCGCTGGTGATTCCTTCAATAACGCCTTCACCTATCAGATCGACAACTTCCGCAAAAGATCTCGAAACAACCGTATTGTCTGACCTAGCTACCGGCCAACCCGGCGGTCCTGTTAGGACCGCCGCTACATCAGTTACTGGAGTGCGCGCTTCGTATTCAGCCATATTTTAATCTCCCGGAGTATTATTCCATTCCTTGACCGCTTTCTCCAAAAGTAGCCCGGCTCCGTCGATATAATAATTCAGAGCTTCCGTATCAGCCCCTCCCCACGTATACTTGGGTGCTACTTCTGCATCAACGTCAACAGCATCAGAAGCCGCTTGTATGACATGGCTGCCAACCAGAAGCCTTCCGTAACCTACAAAAACAGGGCCCCCTTCTCTTATGGTGTTTTGGGGGCCATTAAATAGGTAAGATCGAGCACCTCCCTGCTCTATCTCCCTAAAATCTCCAAATTTAGGCATCGGAGTTAGCAAGTTGGTGATACCGGCCGCTACCAAGCCTACACCACCCAAAACCATGGCGGTGGCCATCATGCCCCCTTGACCTGCCATAAGCATTCCAAACCCTCCAGCTGCGCCGATGCCAGTGGCAATAAGAACTACACCTATAATAATTGTCAAGATTGACATTAGTTTATCAGAGCCTTCTAAAACGGGAACTATATCAATGGTTTGTATAGTATCGCTTTTCATGACAAGCTCCGAGTTTCGGAAACCTTCTAAAGTGTTGGGGTCTTTCCCTTCCTCTACGGCAAAATCTTTGTCATTTATTAGGACTCTGTATTTTATGTTTTTCTTGTCGTTTTCGAGCAGCTGCTTGTAGAGTTTTTTATTATTGCATTGAATTCCTTTGACAGCTTCTCCGATGCTTCGTGCGGCAAGTTTCCATTCGGATTGACCCAGTTGCTCAGCAAGGATCCCGTGAATTTTTATATTAGTTAAATTTTTCATGTCTGTATATTTTGTACATGGTTTTTTCCAGAGTCTTGTTTAACGTTTCGATGCATGCATATTTATTTCTGGGATGGTGAATTATTGTTCCGTTGCCCAAGTAGATGGCTACATGGTTTGGTCCTTCCCCTTTAACGAATTCAAAAACAATCACATCATGTTCTCGAAGGGGGGAATTGGGGGAGAGCTCCATAATTGGGAGATCGGGATTGTTTTTGTTAAGGTCGAAAAGGTTTTGGATTAGGTGGGGGTTTTTGTTGAACCAATCGTCTCCGAGGGTGTTATTCCCCGCAAGGGTTATTCCAAGGTTCGAGTAATATTCCTTAACAGTTGTATAACAATCAGATTGTCCTATTTTGAAAGCTTTGTTCAAGAAAGAGGTTTTGTTTTTCGTGTGATCGAAAAAGGAAAAGCTGTGCTTCTTTGTACTATAGAGTACATAATCTATTTTGTGGGAACGACTATTCATCATATCGTTGATGGAAAATTTGTCGTTGGAGGAAACGTGAGAATGATATACGGCTTTAATCTTTCCTTGGCGGCAAGCTTTAAGGTAGTCGGAGGGCATTATGGAGAAATGTTGTGTTGGTTTTTCCGAAACATTCCGGCATTCAACAGTTTTCAGTTCTTTTTTATTTTCCACCAACAGTCCGCAACATTCATGCGGTTTTTCCCTTAGGGCATGTTTTTCAATTTTTATTTTTGTTGGTTCTTCTAAGGTCATCGTTGACTAGCTAGTTTTTTTGCGGCGGGAAAACCCCCGAAAGGAAGCTGTCCCATTTCTGCGATTGCACATGACGACCCCAAGGCTGCTTTACCCTTTCTACTACCCCATCTTAGTCGACATCCGGTAAGGCTTTTCGAGCATTCGTCAGGAACCCAGTATTCAGAGTCGGGAGGGTGGGATGCGCTTTTTTGTGTTACTACTCCTGAATCTTCATCTTCTATCGGTCCGGTTATTTTTTTGCATACGAAATAAAATTTTACACCATCTTTATCCAAGAAGCAAAATTCTCCGACTTGGTAGGTTTGTGCTGCGTTCCATTTGCCTCTGTCCTTAATTTCCGATACATCCTCAGGGTTCACTAAACCAGTAGAATAGATGTGTTCGTCTTTGTCTGTAGCTACGGCAGGGGCAAAAATTGGTAATCCGCATGTGGCCGCATTTGGATCTGCATGAAGGGTTTTAATTCCCGCTTTCTCAAGAAGTGGAATTGTGTCGCTTTGACTAAGTGTGTTGTCGTTTTTGGCAACCTGCCATGCTTTTAGTTCATCGTCTGTTGCGTGTTGGTACCAGCATCCTACACCGCGGTATTGCCACACACACTTATTTGCAACAACCCTCCGCTTTGGTATCTTGGTACCTTCTAAATCAAGAATAGAGGAAAGAGTGTAAACTAAAACATTTTTATTTTCTGTTTGTTTTCTTTCTATATAATAAACATCTTTGGGTAGTTCCGCATACATATCGGGCTCGTAGCCGTCTGGGGGTAAGGCTGTTTCTGTGTTTCCTCGAAAGTTTGCCACATCTAGGTATTTGGCGAACGTCCTTCTTCGTGAGACTTTTGACCCAATAATATCTCCAAATTTTTGTATTTCGTGTTTGAGCAACGCTAGCTGGTCTATTCCCGTTTCCGACTGGCTTGCTATGGATAAAGTAGGTTGCGGCAGTGTTCCTTTTGTGGAGGATTCAAATCCTTCGGCCGTAATTGGAGCTGGGAAATAATGTTTTCCTTGCCACACCAAGTAAGAATTAAAAATAGTTATGTTATTGTGAAACCTTAAAATCCCATCTTCAACATCCGGAAGAAAAGCGCCTTGGCTCGGTTTGTTTCCTCCTCTTGCTATGAAGGCTTCATTTACCAAACTAATACCTTTAGTTTCCATTAATTTGTTTAAATCGATCTCAAACAATGTAATTAAGGAAGAAGGGGTAAGGTTCGAGAGTTCGGTGTTTAAAGATTTAATAGTGGACCGAGCCCTTGTGTTGTCTGGGGTGTAGTCTGGCATTCTTAGTTATTTGTCTGGATGAAAGAGGCTTTCACACTGTAATTATTGTGGAAAACATAGGTACTATTGAAATTTTGGCAAACAAAACGTTTCTTGTACGAGTTATCTGGGCCGTCAGCATATATTTGGGGGAGTTTTTTAACCACAAAGCCGGTGACTCCTTTCTGCGTCTTAAGAAAGTGCAATATGGCCCTCGATTCCTTTTCGTCTCTCTTGTCGAAGGTTAAGTCTATTTTGATTAACCCTGAATATAAGCCGTCAGGACTACGCTGTTGATATCCATTTCCGAATATAACGGATTTAACCCTTGGGGCATGTTGCACGGCTACGTTGTAGGATGGGGTCCATAAAAATAAAGGGTAACTTTGTGTATTATTTATATTTTCATATCCTCCCCAATAGGCGGAGTTCGTAACGAGAGTGTCTTCGCCAGATGGTACATCTATTAGGGCGTAATAATATTTAAGGTTTGCGGGAACACCGGTACTTACAAGGGGAGTCTCCTTTACCATAACGATGTCATTTTTGCTATATGCCTTGTTCTTATTATGAACTGGAATGTTGTAAATACTGTTAGCCATTTTCCCTTAATCCTTTATTTATTATATTACACCAAAAAAGTAGTGTAAAATAAAGATAAGGTAATGTTAGGAAGAATCAGGAGAGAGGCAGAGAGTATCGCCATTAATGGGAGCGGGATACAGGGGGTTCAGTCCGTATCTGCCAATTACTCCTCCGTTGCTCGGCCTCTTAGAAATTTAGGTATAAATAGCATAAAATATGCCCCAGAAGGCCCTCAAACCGCTACGTTGGATGTAAGCAATCTGCTCATAAACACTCTTTCTCCCTCGGCTCCAGCCACTTCCACAGAGATAATGCAAAACTTCACTGGTGACATCGCTTTTAGTGGCGTAGTTAACCACGGAACCAAAAATTTTATTTTTACAGAGGGTTACATGCAAACTTATTCAGTAAGCTGTGCCATAGGGGAGATTCCCAGCGTTTCTACCAGTTCTGTAATTTATGGGGAATTCGGGACGGGAACGTTGGCTAATGTGCCGACAGATAACTCTCCAAGCGTGGTAAACATACCC